ACCCGCAGGATCTGTGCGTCCTGTTATTCCTGTTGTACTCGATGAATATTTCGTGATCTTTGCGCCATTTCCTTTGATTTTTTGACTTGAAAACAATTCAATTGGTTTACTGGTTCTATAGTTTGCAAAAGGATTGCACTCAACTTTTAACTCTGATTTTAAAACTTTTTGTAGCTGTGTGTAGTCATCATGGGTATTGTCACCATGGCACCCAGCCTGTTCAGGAGTAACGGTATTATTCTCAATCTGCAATACCCAGCCATTAATACATAAAAAACCATCGTTTTCGGCTTTGCGTGATGCGACATATACACGATGACCCCCGCCCACATAAGGTTTAGCTAAAGCAAAATTTGTTGGGTTGTGATAACCCTTAACATAAACGACTTGCCCATCCTTTCTTGGCGTATAAGTCAATAAATCAGCAATAGACTCAAAAACGCGAACTGACTTGTCATTAATCTGCATCTGTGATTCAGACCCATCTTTCACATTATCAGCATCTTGATAGGCTTTTACCCAAGTTGTGGTTGATGCATCATATCGATAATTGCCAAGATCCTTAATATAAATTGTGCGCCCATCCCATACATTAGTTACTCCTTCTAAAGCTTCTAATGAATCAAGATGAGTTACAGCTAATGCATTTATAGTCCCTTCATTGATTGCTTCATCCATCATTGCAAGGAACATTTCTTTTAATGCTTCATCATTAGTAATACGATCAGCGATTTCCTTCGACAGATCGGTTACTAATTGAGCAATATCACTTGTATTTTCATTTACGTTTTGTTGAAGATTAGCCAACCACTCGTCAATAGTATTTATTTGATTTTGCAGGTCTTCATCACCATTAATTCGATCAGAAATTTCTTTAATCAAAGCAAGCCAAATAACTTGATCACGATAGCCAAGTTCTTGCAGCTTCCACCAAATTAAATCAAAGTCTTTATTAATAGGCTTGGGGTGAAGAGAATTATTATACAGCTGATAGTTTGTCGTACGTTCAAGCGGAGTATTGCGCTTGATTCCAACAATCGATCCTTGTGATGGTGCGGAATTAAAACTTACTGACCCATTTATAAAAGACCATGAACCCACAGCAGCGTCATTACCATCTAACGTCACAATTAAATATTCTGCTTTATCACAGTCAAATGTCAGCGGGAAAACTGTAGTAGTTCCATTCGCTGTATACTCTATAAATGGCGTCTGTTCTGGTACTGCCATAGCCTACCCCTAATTTTCGAAATCTAAGGCGGCTTCGTATACGCCACCGTTTGTTCTCCAATTAGGCGTTTCTTCATAGTCTGTTTGGTTGTGTGTTTTACCAACCCTTTCAGGAGCTTCTACAATTGCACCGGCTAATGAGTCTAAATAGTCATCCGGTTGATCAGTAATGGCTGGATTAAATTCACGCATCTGTTTTACTTGTGCTGAATCCTCCCCGTTCTCATCTTCAAGTACAGAGACGTGCGCCCATAAAAGACCAGAAATTAAAGGCCCTTCAATACCATCTAAAATGCGCTTATTTTTAGATTTAGTTGAATGCTGCTCTGTTACACCACAGCGTATTCCACGAGTCTTTAGAGCAGCTTTTAACGCTGCTGGTGCGAAGTTACCGATACCATTTGTTTCAATAGTGACTTTAGATAAATGGAATTCTTTGATGATGTTGCATAGCTGCCAAACTTGTCCGCCTATCACGCGCCCATCTGCATCGGTTTCAATTACTTCGCCCTTAAGCGCAATCGATCTATGCCAATATTTATTACCTATATCATCATGAAAGACTAAAGCAGTAGATGAAATATCTGATTTAAGCTTTCCTGAGGATGGATCCCAGCGGAATGTTGCCCCAACAATTTGACGCTCACCAATCATAAACATGGTGGTTCTATTGGCTCGCTTAAGAACTGGTTCACAGTTATAGGCTATGATCTTGTCTGGATCTAAACGCACATCTCCAATAGGCTTAGCATGCATTTGATATTGAGAGTCCCATTCATTAAGGGTTTTACATTCCTCTCGGCGTGATGCCATTTCTTCCGCATCAAAACGTTCTGCCCAAATACCTTCTGAATAGAAATCAGCTATATAATGATCTTGAGCCAAGGTCACTTCATATAAATCATTTACTTTTTTTAGCGTGTAGTCTTGGCCTTTGCTAAGGTATTTCGCCCCTTGCCCAATCCCAGCAAACGCATGTATTGGCTCAAAGTCCAAAAGGTATTTACCACCTGCTAATGCATTCTCAATGCGCTTTTCATTTTCAAACATTTTGAGCACCAATATATCTACTTTACGTAGCTTTTTAATCTTGTCGTAAAGTGAGTCATGTGAGTGTGGCGTACCGATCCAAAGCTTCTTTGCACCGGGAAAGGCAATGTGTGTTTGTTCAGATAATCTGTAGGTAAGTTTTTCACGGGCTTCTGGTGAACCCGTTGTTTTTGGTGTTTCAACGTCATCGTTTTGAATGAAATGCGCGCGGTGTCCTGTTACCCCTGAAAGAATTCCTTTAGCCAGCATGGTCCCATAACGGACATCATCCGTGCCAGCTACCCACCAGCGTTCCGTTTCACCTTTTTTTCTTTTGACTTCTGGATTGTCAACACAAAGAGGATGCTTTTCTAAGACTAACTTAGTCCCGTTACTACACTTATAAGCATCATCATCTGTAGTGCCTTGATGGAGTATTTGCGTTTCGGGCCAGCAGTAAATAACCCATGCGTTGAAAACATCAAGAATTGTAGATTTTGAATGCCCGCGCGGCATCATGAGCAGTGCGGTACGGCCCTTTATATAAAAGTTTTCTAGGAAAATACAAACAAGGGCATGGAAGTCAGGAACTTTCCAACCCTGTATATCTGCCCAGATTAAAAAGAAAGCTAGAAAGCTGATTTTTGGTTTAGTCATCAGCTCATCCGTTGTCTAATTTTTTCCGCTTCTGCTTCTGCTTTTTTTATTAGATTTTGTTCATGTTTTTTTTGCGTATCCTCATCTGTACTAGCTGGCGGTAATGTCCCTCTACGATATGCCAATACTTGCTCAACTTTTGTGATAGCTGAGGCGCATTGGTTCAGGCCCTTGTAGAGCCATACTTTATTACCACGATCCTCAGGTGTTTCAAAACCACATTCACTTGCTGCATATGCAATTTTAATAAGGTCATCAGTCATTTTTTCAGTGAGTTCTTCTAACTCTTTTGTTTGATCATCACGCATAAAAAAGCCCTCGCATATAGTTCATATATACAGGGGGTTCGGTTGGGGTTTGTTGGGTGTCCTACTTGGTAGTCATAGATTATTAATAACTTAAAATGTATACTTAGTGAGCAAATTTGCAAACAATAACTAGGGGTACATTTAATGAAAACTTTAATTCTTGCAGCTATTTTAGCTTTACCTGCAACTATGACTTTTGCTGGTTCATGTGATCATAGCTGGCAATCTGCTAAAGACGGTTCATCTTGTGGAGACCGTGCGGCTGACCGTCGTGCTGGCGGCCGTTAAGATTCAAAAAAAGGACTGCATTTGCAGTCCTTTTTTTATTTCACAATCCTCTCAAAGTCAGGTGCTCTAATATCATTAATGTCATCACCCCAGAAACGCTCACGATCTTGTTGTCGTTCTGCTTTACGCAAAGCCTTCTCACGATAGCCGGGTGCAATAGTGTCTTGAACTTCATCAAAGAACATTCGGTTAATTGCTGCTTTTGTATACCATAAATTTTGTGCAGGTATTTTACCTTTCACAAATTTGAAAGCCTCATTGCCGAAATTGGTGTCCTTACCTTCATTGTACTGAGTTAAGTTACCAACCGTTAAACCCAATAGAGCAGTGAAATCACTACCAAGTGGACCAGATACAAATGAGTTTGCATCACGACCAGAAGTATCAGTACCAGCAACAAGAATGTCGCCGAGTACAGGCAAGCCACCACCAGCAACTAGTGAGCGCATAAAGAAGCTTGTAGCCTTTTTAGGATCATTACTATCATAAATTGTTTGTGGGTCGTTACCATTTAGGATTTCACGTAGTTGTACGACCAAACCACCTAGCAACGTCATACTGACCATAAGTGGTATCGCATATGCTGCCTTGCCTTTTAAGCCTTCTTGAGCCATTGCGCGACTTCCTTGTCGCATCAAGAACGAAGCCGAGAATGATTTAAATTGCATTAAGCCTTTAAATACCTCCCCTGTGATAGTTCCCTTTGCGCCTACAGTCATCCATGTACGTTCACGAAGCCCTGCCTCAATCACAGCCATGCCCTGCTCATCAAGTAAATGCGCTTGAAGTTGTGAGGCGACTTGATCTTTCACCTGTTTTGGATCACCAAAGGCTGTAAGTTTCTCATCAGGAATTTCATAGATAGAACGCGCTGACATGAGTTGATTACCTTTGCGGTCCACGACTGGTTCAGCCAATTGGAAAACCTGCCATGCTCGCTCATCTAAACCCGTATTTGAAAGCAATTCACGGTCTTGTACATCAAGTTCATTCCAAGCTTTAGAACGGCTTAATCGGCCGTATTTCTCCATAAGCAACTTAGTGAACCCAACTTTAGAAGCCGATGTAAGTGCATTCAGGAATGATACCCGCATAACTTGAGTAGCAACCCCGCTTGATATACGAGCTAATTTTTCAGATTTACCATAAGTTGATGTAAGCCCATCATCCGACCAGCGTGCAATCGAGCCTAGCATTTCTTCAGTAGCCAACCCCAAACCATGAGCAAATTCACGATCTGCTTTGTTCGCCGGGTTAAGTTGTTCAACGATTCCGCCAAATGCTTTACGGTACGACAAATTGTGAACATGAGCTGTCTTTGCGATAGTAGCTTGGTCTGCCAGTGATGCAATAGTAGTACCACCAAGCATTGAAGCAACATTCATTGAGCGATAAGCAATACCAAGATTTGCTAAAACTTGTGATTGTGGAGTATTACCACCGCTAAATTCATCAAACATTACCTGTGCACGCTTGCGACTACTTTGGGTTTTGTTCTCATCAATCCCTTTTTCCCAATCTTTTTTAGCTGCTGCATCCATCAAAATTTTTAAAGCCGTTTTTGGATTGCTACCTAAGTTCTCAACCATGGCAATATCTTTCGATAAGCCATTAATGTGTGCTTCTACCAAGTCTACAAACTGCATACCGCCGAACTCAGATTGATATTCAAGCCATGATTCTGCATCTTTAAAATGCAAGACTCGACTTTCACCATGACGGTTAGTTACTTTTGATGTACCGCCACCTGTAGCTTGTCGGCCAACTTCGATTTTGTTTGCCCCATCACTTGATAACGTGTCATAGGTATATTCAAGCAATGAGCGTATTTCTTGCTGTGAGTAGTAATCACCGTTCTCATGCACATATTGGCGGGTGTCAATTAGTGATTCAGCTTTGTTTACCCACGCTTCTTTCCCTGCTTTAGCGATCTTTTCTAGGTTATGCGTTTGTGGCAATCCCCAATTGTCTAACTTTCCAATGTCGCCACCGTTCCGGTTAAATCGGTCACGCATGGTTTCAAAGACATCGCCCATCTTGTCACTGATCTTTTTAGCTAATGCATCGCCAGTGTTTTCACCAAAACGCTCACGAACAATTTTTTGCACCAATTCTTGATCTGTGAAAATTCCCAAGCCGCCTTTGATATTCGTGTAGAAGTCAACTAACTCACCACGATAGATTGAGGCAATGCCACGTGCTTTAGAGTCAATTGACTGAATGCCAGACATATCACCATGCGCGGCAACCATACGGTCTATGACTTCCATTGATGATAGTTTGCTATGGTCTAAAGCTGCAATATTTTGGGATTGCTTAAGGATGTCTTGAGCAGCAATTTTATGCTTGCGCTTCAACTGTTCTTGAATATCGATAGCAACTTGCTTTGCTGCCTCAGTTAATTTTTCAGCATCGGAAAGGTTACGCCATTTATCAATATCTTTGCGTGCAAGATTGCGCATCGTTTCATTGATACGTGCTTCAATATCCGTTGCTTCTTGAGCTGTAAGGGATTGCTTGCCAAGTGCTTTAGCTACCGCTTGTTTGCATTGTTCTTTCATTTTTTATGCTGCTCCAAATTGTAAAGCACAGTTCAAGGCGGTTTGTGCTGCTAAAATATCTTGCTCAGATTGCTTAATTTCTGCTTCAAGCTCAGCGTGATAGTCACGTAATGTCATGGTGAATTCTTCTGGTTCACCCATCGAATTAATACGACTTACTGCAATTGGTTGATCTGGATTTGAGAAAATCACATCAAGCGCGGCTTGTTCTTCTGGCGTGTCACCAAACAACGAGCCTTGTCTTGGATCGCCCATGTTTTCAACGGCCTGAATCTCATTGTTAATGGCTTCACTAATCGCCTTTGCGCTCTTGCGGTTATTATCAAATACCTCAAGAAATCTTCTTGCTCCATCACTTAACCCATCATCAATAAGCTGGTTTTGATTTAAATAATCATGAACTGTTTGCCCATTCGCCTTAATGTCTGAAAGCTTCTGTGCTGCCTGAGCTAAGTCTTGAGAAATGGTATTTTCAAAGCGCCCACCTTGTTTCACTAAATCATTAAGCTGTGACAATTGCGGAGCTGCACGCAGCATTGCATTTAGTACATTTTTACTATCATCGTCTAAGTTTTCAGATAGACGAGTGACAAGATTTGAATCACCGTACGCACGTTGAACAATTGCAGATTCAATACGACGTTTACCTTCTTGGGATAATCGACCATCACTTGTGATTACCGATCCACGTTCAGACTGTGGCAGTTGTTCTACAAAACTACGGATATAATCCATTGAGTTATCAATATTAATAGCGCCATCACTATTAATTTTTAGCAAAGATGAATCTGGCAAACGATCTGCATCACTCATAGCGCGCTCAGTTGCGCTGAATTGCGCCACATCGCTTTCATTTGCTAAGCGTGAGAAATCCACACGGTTGACATCACTAAGCCGTGTGCGCACTAAAACAGGCTGATTTAAGCCTGATATGTCCATGTTCCTTTGATTAGCCCAGTTTTGTACAAATTCACGGTATGCATCTGCCTTGCCATTGTCATAAGCCTTACCAATCGCAAGAGTACGACCATTACCAGATTCAACCACATTATCGGGGCCAATAATCGGTGCACCGTCAGAAAGTTTATAAGACTCGCCTAGCCATTCTGGTTTTAGATCATCGGCCATACGCTCGATTTGTTGGCGTGATGCTTCACGGGTTCGATCACGTGGTTGCAGCTCACTAGGGTAAAGTGGATTTACACCGTATAACTGATCATTAGATGCAACTAAATCAGCCCAGTCTTTTACTTCATAAGCAAAATCGTAGCTTGAACCATCCATTCCAGTTGCTGTACTAGATTCACCTCCATAGCGTGAGCTTAACTGGTTCCACTTATTACGCCATTTATTTACAGCTTCGCCTACTGTCATACCGGACATGCCATTATTTTTAACGATAGCGTCAGCATTTTTTGAATCGTATGAACGCACCACATCAATTAATGGGCGATTTGGATCTGCTTCAAGAACTTTTACCGCACCACCCGGACCAAGCAAGTGACCTAAGTACTGCTCATGTGCTACAGGTTCACGTCCTAAGTTTTTCCGAATATAGCTATTGGCCTGCTTAATATGCTTCAAGCCGATACGAATTTGCTCATCAACATTGTTGCGGTCTTTCCCGCCTAAGTTCTTCCAAGAGTCATCTAGGACTTGGAAAAGACCATAAGCGCTTGATGTCGGGTTTTGCGCTGTATGGTTAAATTTACCGCCTGTTTCAATATGGCTAATCGTCAATGCGACACTTGGATCTACGCCATCTTGTTTTGCACGTAATGCGATTTGTTTTGCATTGGTAGGCAAAGAGCTATTCGAATAATCTATCGTGTTTCTACGTGGCTCTCCTTGCACTTTATTTGGCACACTAACAGGCTGACCTTTTAATATTTGTTCAGTAGCAGCATCTAGGTTTTGATAGTGCTTATTTTGCTGCACTGGATCAGTCGTTTTTACAGGTAAAGTTGTATCTTCAAACTCAAAGCTATTTCTGACCAGAGCATCGCTTAACTGATCATTTTGCGTTTCCAAATCATCTGCATTGAGCTGATTTATTTCAGTCTCAACTTCACTATCTAATTTGTTTTGACGATTGCCTAGATAACGTGCACCACCAAACATTAGAGCATTAATTAGCAAGTCAGTTGCCAAAGATTCGCCTGTAACTTCGTACTGCTTAGCTTGCTTGTCATAGCCTTCTGACTTGAGTATCTGCTCACTGGCATATTGCATACCAGTGTTTAAGCCTGTAGCTCCACCAATAGATAAAGCAGCATCACCAACCAAACCACCTGAACCTTTAAAACCATAACTTATAGGCAGAGCTGTACCAACTGCATCACCCACAGCATTTACACCAGCAACTTTTAGAGCTGTGTTTTCGTCCACACCTTTACGGGTTAAATCGGTATATACATAATTTCCAGTTGAAGCGCCTGTCAATGTGGCGGCACCCACTGTTCCACCTGTTGCAACACCTAAAGTGCCACGCCACAGATAGTCGCCAACACCAACGCCGATATTGCCAACAATGCCTGTATTGTCTTTATCTTCCAGATCAGCAATAGTTCCATATACCAAGTCATCACGAGCTTTTTCGCGCTTTGCTTTGTATTCAGCATATGGCTCAATAAACTCATTTGTTGATACATCTTTGAGACTGTAGCTAACTCGGTCAACAACTGCATCGATTGGAGCGGAAAGCACATCACCTACTTTGTTTAAACCAACAGCCATGCCGCGAATAGGTGATGAGATAGCACCATCAAACACACCCGGTTCATTAGGTCGCGTATCGGGATGCTGCAAGCCCTGACTGTTTGTTTTTTCAAAGTCCTGTTGGGTACTGCTTGATATATCAGAAAGCCAGTTACTCATTACTTATCTACCCCATTTAAGCGGATGCGCCAGACATTACCTTTTACAACAAGAGGCCGACCACGCTCATTGATTAGGTCATACATCAAGTCACCATTAGCAGCTTTTGTAGGAGAACGTGCTAATCGGAAGTTATCCAAATCATTTACAGACATACCTGTGGCTTTTGAAATGTCTGCATACCCTTTTTGGATTTTGGCTTCGAAAGTTGAGTCCGTCATACCGTAAGGTTTAGACACTTTCCAGTCGGATATACCGCGATCTGTGTAATCCTTAAAGCTGCCCTTTTGCGTGTAAACTCCACCTGTTGCAAGACCTAATGCAGTACGCCCAATATCATCCTTATATTCGTTATCATCCTTATGGGATTGTCCACGCGCTTCGGTTAAGTAAGCATAGATAGACTGGAATGCAGCATAGTTGAGATTAGCTGTTTCCCCTGATACTGATTGCCCTACATATTGATTGAATTTTTGTTTAAGTAATGCCTCTTTAGGCTGAATCATCTGCTTGTTTTTAAGCGCCTGTTTGCCTGCAACAATTGCGGTTGCTACATCTAATCCAGCATCCGAACGGAAATTATTAGCACGTGCATAACCAGCCATTTGATAAGCAGCATCGCCATTTCCTAACTGGCCTAAAGCTTCACCCCAAATTTTTGCACCGTTTTTAATACCTTTAGTTTGATTAATCATGGAGCTAATTAAGTCTAGCTTTTGATTAACGTTTGCATCTTCCCAAGCCTGTTTTGCAGCTGGTAGAGCCTCGTTAGGAATAGGCTTAATAGTAGAGTTTGGATCTTTATCGCGCTGGGCTATTTGATAAGAACCAATGGTCACTATGTTTTTGGCAAACTCATTAGGATTTACACGCACGCTTAACGGGTTTACTTCTGGCAAATCAATGCCTTTTTCACGCAATGCCTGAGTCGGATTTTCTTTTGCTGTTTTAAGTTTATTGTCGTAAATACTTTGGTAGGTCGCCAATACCTTATTTTCTGCAACTGCATCAGCGGAAGATGAATTTTTCATATTGGCTTTTCGCTTATTGATCTCAGCCAATTGTTGATCAGTAGATAGCTTCTGGAACCTCAAAAAATCACTAGATTGCTTAGTATAGAAATTATATTCAGTTTCAGAAGGTGTACCTTTAACGGCTTTTTCTACATTAGTTTGATAGGTCAAATCCATCGGACGACCTGTTAAAACATTTTGCTTATACTCATTTAGAACTTTTTCAGCTTCATTAATCCGCTTATTCTCTTGCACCTGCTGACGTTGTTGCAGCGTTGTGATCTTACTTTGAATTTCAGTCTGGAATTTTTGTACCGCTTGACCATTAATAAACTTATAGTCTTTTAGACCTGTCGCAACTTCTTGAAGTCCTTCAACACTGTTTTGTGCAATTGCCGTTGTGATACGCGAGTTAATATCTGTGATGTCGCGTGTTGTTTCATATTTATTTGTGAGATCACTTTTCTGAGCTTCCGACAATGGCAGTCCAACAATGTTTTTTAAAAGATATTCTTTGCCTGCTTCACGACCCATACGTGTAGCCACATCGAAGAACCGATCAGCTAGAACCCCGCCTTTTTGCGCATCTGCACGCAACTGTAAAGGCATGAACGAAGTACGCTGGCGCGTTACGTTGCTATCCCAGTATTTTTTTAAATCTTCCTGAGCGTGGCCCGGCAAGCTGTTTTGCAGTTCCGAAAACTTAGCATTCGACCAAGTATTAAGTTCTTCGTCTGCTTGCTGTGTAGTGATTACGCCATTACCAAGGCGGTTTTTAATGTCCACCACTTTGTCATTGAAGTCAGTAGATAATGTCTCATCAAGCTTTAACTTGCCTTCTTTTTCTGCAAGTTGGTTGTTGAAGAGCTCAAGGTTTTTAGCTGTAACTTCTTGCTGACGCTGCTGGTCATCACGCGCCTGTATTGCCCCACCTATAGAACGGCCAATTTCAGCCAAGCCAGTGTTAGGCGTAAAAGATTGCATTTGAGCTTGTGGCGCTTCACGACCACGAGAAATAGGAATACGCATTATTTCCACCCATAAGCTTGAGCAGCAGTATCAATGATGTTACTAGCCGCCTTCATGCCGTAATTGTTACGTTGTGCCTTACCTTGTCGACGAACATCCGCAGCCGCATAACCTGCCTGCAATTGGTTTAATAAAGCGTTGTAAGAAGCATCCGAGATAATCTCATCACTGATTACAACTGGCGCACCTACATTTACATCCAAGCCATTTTCAGCAGCCGCAGCCATAGCACTTGATGCGTCACGTTGCCCTTGTTCTTTAATCTTTTTGCTTTGAACTTTGGAAACAGATTGAATTGTTTTTGCATTACCCTTAGCTGTAGCGTCTGCCATAAGCGCATTTGAGATATTGCCAACAGCTTCAAGGCCCGAAGAAATAGCACCACCTTTGCACATGCTTAAACCTCCATCTCAAGAACATACCCAATCAATTTAAAGCCAAGGCTTTCATAGAGTTTTACTGTTTTATCTGCATGGATGCCTGTCATGGTTCCAATCTGGATACGGTCAGCATTCTTAAGCTGTGCCCACCCAATGAAAGTATTTACTAAAAGCTTGGCAATGTTAGATTTACGATACTCAGGAAGAACATAAACGCCTTGTTCAAAAGCTAATTTGTGCCCTGTTCGCCAGTCCGTTTCAATAACACCGATGACTGTGCCAACTGGATTTTGATATTCATCTAAAGCTAGAAAAATTGAGTTATGTTTTTTGATTAAATATTCGAATAGATCCGATGCGCTTTTCTCATCAAATCCTTGTTTTGAAAAAATTGGCGATTCTTTAGTGAGACGCTTGCCGAAATCAACAAGCGTATCTAAATCATTTAGGTTTGCTGCCCGTACTTGCATCTCATTTCTCATTAATTGATACCAACATAGAGATACTTTGCATGTGTAAAGGCATAGGTTTGTCGTGTGTTATCTTGACCTCAAGCTCATGTAATGATTGCCAACCAACAAATGAATCGACTACATAACCTGTATATGGCAAATTTACGAACGCTGATTGGTTGTAATACTTGGTAGATAGCTCTTGACCATTGATATACCCACCAACTGACGCATTCAAAAAGATAGCCATTTCGTGTACCTGAATCTTATGAAACATTGCAGTTGTTGGTACTTGGCTAAAGTCTGGCGGCAATAGGTCGATTTCAGTTTTAAACGGTTGGCCAAGATGTACTGTTTGGGTTAGATCAGTGTTAGATAGCTTAATGTTGGTGCCACTTACTGTATAAGTTGAATAGAAATATCCATCCGCATTATTAAAATTAACCAGTGGATTATCTAAAACCTGAATATCAAGATTTAAGATAGATCCAACGCCATTAGTTACGTTGATATCAAATTCACAATCACTCTGTGCAGACTCGCTAAACTCTTCCAAAACTGTAGAGCCATTGCGATTAGTAAGCATGAAACACTGGTCCTCACCTAAGCCCGTTGGCAAGGCGCAGATAGATAAAACCTGACCACCAAAATCATGCTGAGACCAAGCATTCATTTCCTGATCACGGTTTAGTGTGATACTTGAAACTGCACCATCACCCATAACGATCCATACAATAGAGTTTGGTGTTTGCTGGAAGGTTAATTCTTTAATCCCAGCATGGTTTTCAGGTATGTGTGGGGCAATTTGCGACAATTCAGGCGAGACAAGACCATCAACTTCATAACGGTATGACATTGCACGTAAACGCTCACCACCACGTTGTACAAAAAGCAGTTCATTACCAACGCGGCACGGCTTAACATTTGCCTGAACACCATAAGAAGTGTGCTCATCAATCTGTGCCGATGCTGGTGTTAATGGCCCTTGAGAATTAATTAAGAACTCAGCACCACCAGTAAGTGCAACTACGCCACCACGTTGCGATAAGTGCAAAATATTGTCGGATTGGGCAGAACTTGAAGCAATGCTAAATGCATCCGCATCTTGAGTTGTTTCTAAGAAGTTGCCGTCATCACCTATCCGGCTAAACCACATCTGATTAGGGCTTGTTTTCGTATTGGCAAATACTAAACGCTGTTTAAAGAAACATACTGCCTTTGGGTAACCTGTTGTAGCACTAAACGCGATACTTTTTAAAACCCAAGACTTAGCAATAGCTTGAACAGCAGAAGTAAGTTTTACTAATACCTCACCATTTACCCGAGATGGGTCTACATATTGAGTTATTTTTACTTGCCCACCATTAATTTCAATAATTGAGCCTACACTTGAAGGTGTAAAAACGTTAGCTGCTTCATTTGTCACTTCTTCCCATTCTGTAGTAGTTGCAGAAGGCGCCACCCCTTTATTGTCCATCGTTGCGCGCCAAGTTTTACTTGTGTGAATTACACGATCACCTGTTAAGTAAGTCTCAGTATTTGACCAGTTTGGGAATGATGAAGCTGTTAATGAAATAACTTTCCCAACTTCTGTACCGGATGGCGACAAAGCTACGTTTGGAGTGCTGCCTAACTCATCATTAGGGTTCACACCAAAGGTAAAAGCCGCAAATTGCCAATTTGTAAAGTCAGCAGAACAGAGCAAACGCTGCACTGGCGTATCACCTTGAACGAAATACATGCGGTATTTAGTGTGGGCGTACTGCACTTCACGCACTTTTTGAGCTGTGTTGTAAGGTGTCACGGTTTCATAAACAATTGCGTAAGTTCTTGGGTTGTAAACCTTGAGGGAAGACACACCGAGAATGAGCAAATAGGTGTTTTCTGAGTTTGCAATAAACGGGATTAAACGTAATGCACCTGCAAAAATAGAACGGAACTTTGTGCCTGGTCGTTTCTTTGCCCCACCTTCAACCAAAGGTAATGCATTAAGCAATTTTTTAGCACCGTTTGCATATTGCTGAATGTCTGTGCGCGTCCAAAGTAACGGGCTTAACTCACCAGAACTCAGGTTATTTTTTAGGATCCACTGTCTCATTAGAAGCGCTCCCAATAGTAACTTGATTCTGCGTATTGAACGTCTTGGCTTGGTCGCTCTTGACCATTTACGGTACGTGCTTGCTTAATCAAAAACTGGAATTGTGCTTCTGCCGATTGACCAGCCGCATCACTTCCCGTGATTGGATTACAAAGCTTAGATGCCATTTTGTACGTCATGGCTTCAACCAACATAGCATCCCAAGTTTGCTCGTTATCATTGTCAAAAACGTATTCAAGGTGAATTACTTCAGCATTTGCCAAGATATGACGGTTCTCTACTTCATAGCATTCAGTATTAGCCGAAATAATCAGGATGTAATCACTCGGCAATGGGAATGCATGAGCATAGCCAAAGCTTGGATAGGTGGAGATAGGCGATAAGATTTGCCGTTTTTTGGCGCATGACCAAGGATGTGAGCGCAGTATTGATAAACGCGTAGTGTCATAAATATTACGGCACGTTTGAGCTAATTTTGAGTCTTCCTCAAAACTAGCAATTTGCTGCCCGCCAATCATGCTCAATGCATTGTTGCAAATGGTGACTTTTGATACAGACATAAGAAAACCCCGAAGCTTTTTAGATAGTTTCTTCGGGGTTTAAAGGTGTTTTGTTGGGTATAAAAAGCACCCCACCGCCTGCCCTAACAGTGGGGTGAAAGCACTTACACCAAGAAGTCGATAGCAACCACTTTCTTCTCATTGGCACGAGCCGCGCCAAATGAGTGAACGCCACCAACCTGTTTGATATTCTTCTTGTCTGGACGAGTAGAAATATCAAAACCTGTAATGTCTGCATCACCAAAGTGTGCAGCAGTTCCCGCATACATCACTGTACGACGCTCTGTAGCACCGCCAGCACCATTGTTGAGTTTTTCGTAAGGGATCCACTCAACACCAAGCCAATTCGTTGTTACTTGACCTTCTTGAAGCATCTGAATTTTCAAGTAATCAGCATTGGTGAGAGTAGTATCATTAAGGAAGATTTCCATCATATGTGAATCGTAGATCATATATAATTTTTCCCCATTCTTTTCGTCACACTCATTGGTTCGGAATAGGGTTTTTGCCTTAATGATTTGCTTTTTCAGTGGTCCAAAACTTGAAAGAATGATCTGAGTGTTTGGTAAAGCAACCTGAGAAACAGTTTTAGAACCTGCATCATTTACAGTGGTGCGTGTAACACTGCCAATTAGAGATTGGTAGATGATGTCATCTGTCGTACGATTGCGGGCACTAACCAAGTTCTTCATGTACTTGTCATTTGGATGCGCCTTTAACTTTGGAATATCACGGTTTTCAATCGGAATAAATAAATCCCAATCTGACATAAGCGCTGTACGCACGCCAGCGTCTGGAATAGTCCAATTAGTATCACCAAAACGCGCACCAGAAGGTGACATTTCGACTTGACCCATATCATTTACAGTGAATGATTCACCGACAATTTTTCCACGGTTCACAATTGTTTTAAGTAATCGTGACTCATTTTGCATTGAGGCAACTTCGTACGTGTCATGAAACTGTTGTACAAACGCTGCCGTAATTTTATTTTCATTCGTCATTGGTTAGCCCCCTAGCCGTATGCTTTTTGGTAATAACTTTGAACTTGGGCAGTGACACGTTTGTGGTCGGGATGACTTTCATCCATGTATGCCTCTGATGCGATTAATTCTTGAATGTTCTCGGCACCGCTTTGTTGGGTGTTTTGAGGCGGCATATCTTCTTGTAATGCCTTGCCAAAGTAGGCAGCTAGACGAATACCGAATGTTGGAGAATCCACATCTGCTGTTTGCAGACCAGCCGCTTGAATTGCTTGATTGGCGAAACGCAAGTTAGCTTCGTAATCGCTACCCCAATCCTGTTGAAGTGCTTCTACTTGCACGGCTGTGTGCTGCTCGTAAGCCTTCATCACCACAGCCATTTGTTCATTGGTTATGCCAGCTTGATGAGCACTTTCTAAAAAAGCCTTGTTATCTTCATTAGATTTGAATGTATCGAAATCAAAGCCTTCCAACTCAACCTTGTAAGCATCCGCAGACTCAGGAATATCTGGCTTGGTTTCTGTTTCAGCTTCTGGCTGTTTCTGCTCTTGAGTTTGGCTCTCAACTGGTGGCGTTGCTGTATCCACAGGTGTTGTTTGAGTTTGTTCAGTTGCTTGAACGTTTTCTGTGTTTGTCTCTTGTTGTTCATTAAGCATCGTTCTCTACCTCACTGTAATTTGGGTCATTTGCTTTGTTGATTTCATTGATGATTCCAGCCACAACGCTTTGTTGACCAAGCTTGTAATTGGTTTCACGATCTGTATTTGAGAAGGCATTGCGGCAATACTTTTGAGTCAGATGCTCAAGAATGCGTTGCCCGTTCAGGTCCAGATCAAACACGACACGGTATGTCTCTGGCGTTGCTGGGCGTAATGCTCTGTGTTGAACAAAAGTTCCAACTTCTTCGGGCTTCTGTTCCTTGTTGCGGAGGCTTTCTTCAAGCTGCTGAATACGTGAATTGGCTTTATTCAATTCCTCTTGTGACTTAGATAATTGAATGGTGGTATCTAAGTGCAAGCGGTTCTCAGCCCAATACTTTTCCTGCCATTCCTCACCACTAACTTTGTAAGCTAGGGCAAATGCAGCAGCCACAATAAAGGCCAGAACTGCAACTACAAAAAGGGCATTAATCATTGTCGTGTCTCACTAGTTAATTCAGACTCAAGGCCCTTACCGACTGCATTAGCGAGTGGTTGTGCTAAGGCCTGCTCTTGTTCTTGTTGTGCAGCTTGTTGCTGTGCTTCCTGACGCTGCTTACGGATTGCATCGATCTGATCTTGAGTACGTAGAATTGCTGTAGGCACACCTAAGCCCATGCCTGAAACTTGCGCTACGGCATCCATGTCTACGTTGTCTAGGATTGATGGATCTATTTGAGCTACGTTCGACATTCCAGCTAAGAAGCGCTCAATTGCTGTGACTTCTTCCAATTGCTGTGAACGGGCCAAAGCAGAAATAAACTTGAATGACAGGTTACGGCCCTGCATTTCTTCTGGCGCTTCACCAATTACGCCAGCACGATAAGCAAGCCCAAAAGTACGTTCTAACAAAGGCGTTAATAATTCAGCTTGCCAACGACCATACAGCGGCCCTAATTGCTGACGAATTAAGTCAACACGTACATGCACTTCGGTTGCTGTCATTGCCGGGCCATCGGCAGGCTGTAACTGATCTGCCATCATCTTTTTACGGATTGCACCTTGAAGATGAGCTAACAAATCAACGCCAACTTGATAACCCTTGCCGTCATCAATGCGTTTCAATGCGTCAATTTCATTAACAACAATGATCTTTCCGCCACCTAAACGCACTGTACGAGGGTTAAAAGTGCCATCATCTTTACCTACATACATGCCTAGAGTTGATATTTCGGCACTACGCAACGTGTCACGCATTAACTTGTTAGCTGTTTTAGCGTCCGGCAAAGCAATAGAGACTTGACCAGTTCCATAAACTGAATTTGGAATCTTTCTAAAGCGTGGAATTACAAAAGGAAATTCGTTGTAGCCTGTCTCTCGTAGGACATTTTTTTCATCAACTTCAACATGGAGCCACAAGGCGATGGGTGTTTTGAAGAAGATGAACGTGAGTACTTTTTGATGAAGGCCAAAAAAGCAATCGTTAAGAAGTTTAATGAGATGGAGGGGTAAATGGAGATTGATCGTCGTGTACGTGCTAAAGAGTTTATGATGCTAATGTCTATTGGCCGGACTAAATTCTATCGCATGATTAAGAATGGTGAAATTCCACAACCAATCAAGGTAAGTGAGAAAGAAGTGTTTTGGCACGAATCAAGTGTTAAGAAAGTTGTCGAAAAACACAAAGATAATTCTGATATGATAGCCTGCTAA